TGCTGCATTATTCCCTCCTAAAAAGCCCTCCCGAGAGAGGGCAAATATCACTTAGGTTGTTACAGGAGTATCCATCAGGGAGACGAATACTTTATCCTGAGAAACAGGTACACCGAACGCGGAAGCTAGTACTTTGCTGCCTTGAACTTTTGCATCTGCTTCTGTTGTGCTCACAATACCTGCACCGATAGTGCTCTTTTGTGTAGCGCTGTAACCTACTAGGTAGTTCTGATATGAAGCCATTGTATTTCCTTAATTATACGACATATATCGATTTTTCCAATCCTAATCTTTTCTTCGGATCGTAGACAAACCAAGCGTAAGCTGTGCCATCTGTTTTTCCGTCTCCTGAGAAGGATGGACGTTTACTGAGGACGATCAAATGATCCACCGGATATTTCTGATGGAACTCTTTACGTCTCACAGATTCTAAGAAGCCGAGTCTCAGGAGATAAATGCAAACATCTGCCTCTCCAATACTCTTCTCCAAGAATTCCATAGCTATTGAAAATGGAGGGTTAGTGATTATACAGTCTGGTCTTTCATTCCATTGTGACAGTAGATAATCTTTTCCTTCCGATAGCTCACAATACTCACTCCCGAAGGGTAAGTACCTGTAGATTGCCTTTGCTTCTCCACGACACGGTTCTGCAAATCTCCAATCCGTTACAATATCCTTATATCCAATAACTTCTAAGAGCGGCTCAATAGCCGATTCAGGAGTGGGATAATAATCATTAACATTCCTTTCGGATTTCTTCTTTAAAGCTGCGGGCATTCTACACCCTTACCTTCATAGGTTTCTTCATTGAAGTCACCGAGGAATCTAATGAGAGTAACACATCTCTCATCAATGTCAATGGATTCCTTGTCACCAAACTTAGCCAGTAGAGCTTCGAACATATCCTTACCTTGCATCGTTTGATCGTGGAAGTCCATCAAATTATAGTTTACCACGGAAATCTTCTCCATTGCAAGAAGAGTATCCAGGATCTCTGTCTTTTTAGGATTATTCAATAAAGCCTCACCGAAAACGTTTGTATAGTTGTCGTAGAAGCCTCCGAAAATACCTTTGCCAGGCACCCAATACATTTTACTTGCCATAGCCTGCTTAAGATTGCGGCTTAGCTTAACCGTCTGTTCGAAGGCGAATAACTTCGCCTCCACCTCAGTTTTTGTGATTAACATAGCACTCCTTAGAATGGTAGGTATTTGTGCTCAGCGAAGCCTAAGTTATAGCCCTCACTGAATCCTTTCTTGTACGCCTCTTTCTCAATGTCTGCCATAAGTTCAGCCAGCAGGCTCTTGGCTTCCTGTGGAAGGTTCAGGATCTGTTGTGCTTGCGGGTACAAAGATGTTTTCTGGTGTTCCAAGTGGGACTCCTGTTTTGATTAGGTTCATTAAGTCTTCCTTGCTCATTGATTGCATAACTTCATCCGTAAGTTCTACTTTCTTGTCTTCTGGAAGGATTACTTCGAAGAAGGTTGCTCCACCGGAATATGCGTCTCTAAACTTAGCTACATCCATAGCTCGTTCTGGGGTTGCTCCAGCATCTAGTGCTGCCAAGGCATAGTCACTACCACTACCCACTGAATAATAATCCGTATCAATAGGATATGCTCGGGAAGGATCATTACCCTCGTGAAGATATATCTCACCGTCAGGATGAACAACAAGAGCAACAAACTCTTCATCTTCTTTCTCTGGGTCAGTTTCCATAACCAAGGAAGGAAGTTCATCTTGCAGTCTTTCTGCCTTAATCTTCTGCTCCATCCAATCGAAGAATGTTAGGATAGAAGAAAGACGACCTGCACCACCGACAAGGTAGCCTTCAATCTTTCTTACTTTCTTGAAGTTGATGCTGTCCACACGACTATCGACAGTCACCATTCCATCACTATAAATTGCATCTCTGGTTGCAATAATTGTAGTCATTATTCCTCCTTAGTTTTCGTAATAGGTTTTAATCAAGTCCCTTCCACCGGAGGAATGCACGGAAAGATACTCTATAGCTCTCAACGTCTCTTTGTCTACCATCAAGGTAGTTGACTGCACCAACTGATGCTTGAACATATCACTACAATCACGCACAATTACCGCTTTACGGTAGAAAACGTAACTCAGGAAAAGACGCTTGGCTTCTTCTGCGCTAATTAAGAGTAGTTCAGGCTCAGACGTGGCGATATCAATGATGCATTGAATCAAATCACCCTTTGTCCCTGACAGCCTCTGATAAACACCTTCAAAATACTCATTGGTAAACAGCGCAGATACGACTTGAAATGGAGAAACACATTCTAACCTAAGTTGTACCTCTTTTGCAAGCAAATCCATAAAGATTTGTCTAAATTCATTAGGCTTCACCATACCAGCCTGATAGCAAGCCTCAATACCACTACGATCAATCTCAACTAACTGCATATGCTCTCCTTTTAGATAGGGCATCCCTGCCCATAAGTATTAATAAAGTTCTGTGACGTATTGAGATAGACGTGAACGCTGGTTGTCCTCAGAGTCCAGGGTAATATACCCGATAAAGTCTTCCTTTGGAACTCCATCTTCGGTTACTCTACTTACAAAATCAGCCAGACCATTTTTACGGTTCTTGACTGCGTAAGTTTGACTAACATCACCAATCAGTACCACCTTCGTATCCTCTCCAGTACGCTCCAGCAGGAGTTTAATGGTTTGTGGAGACATAAGCTGGCTCTCGTCAATAATTACAATGGAGTGATCCCAAGTTGCGCCCAGCGCATAGTTTGGAACTTCCAGTTCAATCTTACCGTTAGCAATATCTGTTTCCAGTTTACCTGGAGACATAAAGCTGTGGAAGATTCTTTTTGTTGAAGCATAGTGGGCTGCAAGTTTATCCTTCTTGTCTCCCGAAAGGAATCCAATCTGGTCGTCACCAACTTCGGCAGGGTTTTTCAGGAAGATAATTCTCCGTGTGTCGCCTTGCTTTAGTTTATTGATTGCTGCCCATAGTGCGGTAGAGGTCTTGCCTGTTCCAGCTTTACCGTTTACAACAGTTAAATCGTTCCACTGCATACTTTGAACAATCTGATTCTGCTTTTCTGTAGGAACAAAGTTCCCCAGCTTATAATCTGTCGTGGCTTCTGGATTCTTCTCTTGATATTTACTACGAGGTGCGGAGGTATCAAAAGATTTACTAGACTTACGGCTACTCTTTCCCATTACTGCTCCTGAAAGGGGCGCTAGCCCCTTAATTAGTTGTAGGCATCAAATGTGCCTGTTGTTAACACCTTAATAACACGTTCTGCTCTATTAGGCGTCTGACGATACCACTTACTTTGTCGCATATTAGTTCCAGCCAGTGCATAACTTTTATTAGCAACCAGATTTAAACTGTTATGGAAAGAAGCAGTACCTGCTGCGCCCATCTGAAATACCATATTGATGAGAGCTTGTTGCCTTACTCCATCGTATTTCTTATAGATTGGGTTTAGCGTAGCGTCAGCCTGAATAGCCTTGATAGCAGCGCTAACATCGGACTGAAACACTTTTCGGGCTTCATCTTCGGTGATAGACCCTTGGGTTTTTCTACCTACTTGAGAATCCAGAACACTGATTGCTACATCAAGAGAAGGCTTCTTAGTTAAAAGATGACCAATCCCCACAGTCCAGTAGCCCTCAGTGTCTTTATATACTTTCAGCTTCAAACCTTCGTCCAGCTTAAGCATACCGAAAACGTCTGATACGTTAGACATTCATTTTCCTTTTATTTAAGGAAGTTCACCAGTTCAGTAAAACCTCCTACGTGCATTGTATCCGTTTCCTCTTCATCTCTTACGAAAATCTGAGGGAATGTAGAGGGACGGACTCCCGTTTTCTCAATAACCAGTTCGATAAGTTCTGGCACTGTGAAATCTTCATCCAAAGTCAAGTATACGAAGTGGATACCCTTGGAAATCAGTGTGTCTTTTGCACGAGTGCAATATGGGCAATTTGGTTTGCCATAAATAGTGAATACCATCTTTTCTCCTATAAAACCTTTTCTTTAGTTCTCAGAATACCTTCTTCCGTGTTACTGGAAATACCGAAGGATGAAGCCAGTGCAGAATATGCTGGCCTCACTACGTCTGAGACTGTTTTCGTTGGAGAGACTATAACAGAATCATAGCCTTCTGTCAATAACTTTGTGAAGTCATACCAACTTAAAACTTTATCGCCTGAGAAGTGAATAATACCTGTCTCCAGGGAAAGATCACCAGTTGCGTAGTACTTAAAGATAGCTTCTGCAATATGACCCGCATACGTAGGTGTTCCCAACTGGTCGTCCACTACATTAAACTCGGTGACTCCCGAAGCAACCCTGTTCAGGATTGTTTTAGCGAAGTTATTCCCGAACTCACTATACACCCAAGAGGTGCGGATCACGAGAGGACTATACCACTTATGACCTGAGGCAAAGATCTCACCTGCTTCCTTGGTTACACCGTATACATTGAGAGGGTTAGTATCATCCCAAGAATTGTATGGTGCATTCTTCTTTCCATCGAAAACATAGTCAGATGAAATATGAATAAAGCGAATACATCTATCAGAACACAGTTTAGTTAGGATCGAAGGGCCAAGCGCGTTAATAGCAAATGCTTTATCTTGGTTTTCTTCTGCTCCATTAACATTGGTGTATGCTGCGCAGTTAATAACAACGTCCGGCAGTACTTCATCGATAATATCCTTCACCTTGAAGTAGTCGGTAATATCTACTCCGCTATCCAACTGGATAACCTGAACATCAGAGGGTTTGTAATAAGCTAGGGCAGAACCTAGCTGCCCATATCCACCGAAGACTAAATACTTCATCCAAAGATCTCCTTGAGTGATTTAGCGTTACTGTCTTTTTCGGAAAGAGTGACTTTAAAATTCTTGCCCATAAGGTCAAAGCCCCAATCAATATTAACATCAGGATCATCCCACGCTAAACTTACTTCTGATGCTGGATGATAGAACTGTGTGCATTTATATTCAAAGATTGCCTCTTCACTCATAACAACGAAGCCGTGAGCAAAGCCAGGTGGAATCCAGAAGATATCTTTATTCAGATCGCTAAGGAAAACACCTTCCCATTGCCCAAACGTGGGCGATCCTTTCCGCACATCCACAGCTACATCATATACACTACCTGACATAACACGAACAAGTTTGCCCTGAGGATTGATGTTCTGAAAATGCATACCCCGCAGTACACCTTTTTTCGATTTAGATACGTTGTCCTGTACGAACACCTCATACCCGATATGTTCATCATACTCGGCTTGATTAAATGATTCGTAGAAGTATCCACGCTCATCTCCAAAGATTTTAGGACGGAAAAGTTTCAATCCCTCGATATCAAAACTCTTTACTTTCATCTCAATGTCTCCCCAAAAAGTTTAAGAATGTAAGTTCCGTATTCAACCTTAGCCATTTGCTGCCCTTTAGCTAATAGTTGGTCACGACTAATCCATCCGTTTTTATATGCAATTTCTTCCAGACAAGCGATATAAGTCCCTTGCTGTCGTTGTAGAGTTCTAACATACCCTGCGGCTTCAAGTAAACTCTCGTGAGTTCCTGTATCTAACCAAGCAAACCCACGTCCTAAAATCTCCACATCTAATACTTCATCTTGAAGATATGAGTTATTAATATCAGTGATTTCCAATTCTCCTCGGTCAGAAGGTCGAACTTCCTTTGCACGATCAACTACCGTATAATCGTAGAAGTATAATCCTGTGACTGCACAGTTGGACTTAGGTTCGTCTGGTTTTTCTTCAATACTAGTTACTTTGTTTCTGTTGAAGCCTACGACACCGAAACGCTGAGGATCTTTAACTTCGTAACCGAATATTACCGCACCACCTTTATGTTCTACTTGTTCCCTTGCTTTCCTTAACTTTCCGCTAAAGCCTTCACCGAAGAAAAGATTATCACCTAAAACAAGAGCAACATCATCTCCATCAATGAATTCTTCCCCAATAATGAAAGCCTCTGCAAGCCCATTAGGTTCACTTTGAATTGCATAGGAGATACTTAATCCCCAATCGCTACCGTCTCCCAGAACATCCTCGAATGCAGATTGATCCTTAGGTGTGGTGATAACTAAGACTTCACGAATACCTGCCAGCATCAAGACTGATAATGGATAGTAGATCATTGGTTTGTCGTACACAGGAAGAAGCTGTTTACTCACCCCCTTCGTGACAGGATGGAGGCGGGTTCCACTCCCGCCTGCCAGAACAATTCCTTTCATAGTTTGTCCTCCAACCATTCCCCATTATCAAGATACCAATCAACTGTTTTCCTGATACCCTCTTCAAAAGATTGCTCAGGTTTCCAGCCAAGTTCAGTCTGAATCTTGTTGCAGTTGATAGCATAGCGTTTATCGTGTCCCTTACGGTCAGGAACGTGTCTAATCAGGTTGCTAAGGTCTTTGCCTGTCCTTTCACTAAGTCGGCTTAGAATGGCTCTCAGGACTTCTACGTTGGTCTTCTCGCTTAGTCCACCGATATTATATGTCTCGCCTTCTTTACCTTCCATTACAACTTTAATAAGAGCCTTTGCGTGGTCTTCCACGTATAGCCAATCACGGATCTGCTTACCATCTCCGTATACTGGAATAGTCTTACCGGCTAAGGCGTTAGTGATGACCCTCGGGATTAGTTTCTCTGGGTACTGATACGGGCCATAGTTATTGGAACAGTTTGTGATTACTACGGGGATCTTATAGGTGCGACCCCAAGCACGGACTAAATGATCACTGGACGCCTTACTTGCTGAATACGGGCTGCTAGGAGAATAAGGATCGCTCTCTTTAAATCCGTCACTCCATTCTTCCCTGTCAGCTAAGTCACCGTATACTTCGTCAGTGGAAATATGGTGAAACTTTAATAAAGAGTTAGAACGGTTTCGTACTGCTTCCAGTAGGTTAAATGTGCCTACGATATTAGAGTAAATAAAAGGTGCTGGATCTTCGATAGAGTTGTCAACGTGACTCTCTGCTGCGAGATGCATAATGATGTGGGGATCGAAGTCTTCAATCATCGAATTAACTCGGAAAGATGAAGCCAAATCGAACTCATAGAAAACCACCCGAGGGTTATCTAAGATGGGGGCGTTATTTAGATCAGAAGCGTAGCTCATTTTGTCTACTACTGCCAACTCGTGATCTGTTGTTTCTAATAGTTGTCGTACAACAGCACTACCAATAAAACCAGTGCCGCCTGTGATTAAAATTCTCATACCTGCTCCTTAATCTAAAAAGGGGCCGAAGCCCCATTGCATCACGAGGTTACTAACGTAAACTCTAAGTCGGCAGGCCCGTAAATGAAGGCTTGCGTATCTGTCACCACCAGATAGTTCCCTGCATCAATATGAAGTGGAAACTCCAAGTCTTCACTCAAGAGTTCTGCGTCCTGAATGGCTGTCATAAAGAAGTCCTCTTGGACTTCCAGATAATCGCCTTTCTTAATGTCAGACAACTTTACGATACTGTTCGGCATATATTATTCCTCAACCGTCTGGTCTTTTACTGTGATGATGGTGGATCTGTCTCCACCTGTATAAGTTCCATCTTCCAACTCGAAGATTAGATCTCCGTCATACCAAAGAGTCCCATACTTCTTTGTATCGATTGGAGAGTAAACCGTGAACGGCTCGCCTACAACCTTTTTGAATACTTGGTTTTCACCAGACTCAT